CGGTGGTTGATGCTCCTGCATCAAAAGTCCCTGTCGTTCCTCTGAACTTATAACTAATCTGACCATCTGCAGAATCAAATCCAGCAATATATCCCCAACTTCCATTCACAATCGTTGGATTCTTGATGTTTGTTTCAGTATTGACTGGTTTATACTTATGAAAGATTTTGATCAAATCATAATTTGCCTCAATACCCATAAAAACATTATCACCAATACCAGGAACATTCCAGATGTTTGCTTCAAATGCAGCTCCCATATTATTACCAGCAGCCAAACCAGCACATGCCGTTCCATGACCATCAATGAGTGAATTGACTCCATCCAATCTATAACCCATTGATCTAGCTGCAGTATATACTGAAGAGATTTGTACAGTACCTACGGATGAAAATTCTGCGGATCTACTTGCATTATTTTCCCACCAATCAATAGCTGAGGTTGTGGTGATTCCAGTTCGACCATCGTCTTTGGTATAGGTGTATCCATTAGTGATGAAGTAATCTGGATCAATGTGATATGGACCATCAAGAACAATATCTCTGACTCTAGATTGTCCATTAGCATCCATGAACTCAGGATGATATTGGAGAACACCAGAATCATGAATCACAACATCAACATTTTTTCCAGTAAGACTATAACTTACATCACCATACTTTGCGGCAAAGTTTCCATTTCCAGTCCAAAAATCACCATTGGTTTTAATACCAACTCTTTTTACTGACCATCCGACACGGTTCAATTCTGCAGATGTTGGATTACTTGCTGGTGGCCCAAGACTATCAAGTTCTCTATAGATTTTAACTTCACCCTTGAATCTACTTGAAAAATGCACTGGTGGTGGATATGCATCAGCATTACATGTTGGGCAGAGTTCTACCCATTTAATGTATTCATGATTTCTGAGTTCATCAGCCTCATCTGCGGTCAAATCAAAAGTTCCTCTTGTGGGACTATGAAGTTTATCATCAGTACAAGAAACAACACGATCTGGAATATGTGGGCAAGATGATTCACCACAAAGAAGGTCATGTATCTCTTGCCAGTACTCAGCTTTTGTGACACAGATTGTAAATTTCATTTTAGAGAATCGTTTGTCTAGCGAATCTATAGGTTGTTAATCCATTGACTCCAGTTTCTGGAGTAATCTCCAATTTACAATCATTACCAGATAATGTACCAGTCGCAGAAATAATCAGGCTCGGATTGGACATGACGGCATATTCTTGTGCATATGCAGTTATACCATCCTGCATGATAAGAACCTTCTCAGACTGAATATTATTGTTGTACTCAAAGAAGAGAGTATATTCGGCGGTCTTGAAGTCCGTGACCGTGATATCATAGGTATCAATTGTATGTGCAATTCCAGCAATGGCCGTGAATGTTCCGAATCCAGTCTGAACACCAAATCTTTCAACCTGGAATGTGCTCTGTGGATTAGTTGTACCGACCCCAACACTCTTTGTGGTATGAATACCAGCAGAAGTTACGGCCCATGTTCCAGCGGCACCTGTATTTCCACCACTTGCCGTGATCGTAACAATACCAGCAGAAACTGGAGTTACGGATAGATTTGTTCCAAAGTTAATTGTCTGTGCAGTACCAACAGTTACATCATTGTCTCTGACTCCAATACCACTACCCTCTGCAGTAATTCCAGTAATTCCAGATCCATCACCAATAAAGGTTGTTGCAGTAATAACTCCAACAACAATATTTGGAGTTCCAGTGAGTCCTTCTGCAACGGTTGCAGTATCAGCTAACGTTGCTGTGGTTGCGGTTCCAGTTAGATTGCCAATGAAGGTTGTTGCAGTAACAACACCCGTGAATTCTGCATTACCAATGACATCCAAATGTGTTGTTGGTTGTGTTAGACCAATACCAACATAATGATTAAAGACTGCACTTGGTCTGGTTGGATCACCAGCAACATCAAGGAATGCAGATGGTCTTGTACTACCAACACCAACCTCGCCATATCTATTGAATACGACGAGCATATTCTCGTTAAGTGGCAGTCCTGGTGGTGCAGATGTTCCACCTAGGTTATAACCAAAGATTTCAATTTGACCATTGGAAGGAAGTTCATCCTCCGCATTATAGTCAATCTTCATTCGGGCATCGGAACTGGGATTACCCTCATGGAAGTGAATACCAGTTCTATAATCAATATTAGCTACATCAGAGTAAAAATTAATAACTCTATCTGGGCCAGTAATATCGATACTACCTTCTACAAAAACATCACCATTTACTGTTGCCGAATTTGTGATTACATCATTACCATCAAAACTATTTGCAGTAATATCATTTACTTCAATATCAGGAATACCTTCTAATCCAAATGAAGTTGTGGCATAACCAGCAGTCTGAGCAAATCCTGTAATCCCAATATCATAATCACCGCTCAATCTGGCACGATCAATTGTGCCAGTTGTGATGTTAGCTGCATCTGATAAATTATTTGCAGTTGTGGCGGTTCCAGTTAGATCTCCAACAAAACTTGAAGCAGTAACAACACCAACCAAAAGATCTGGCTCAAGAGTTAAACCAAGAGCAAGAGTCGCAAGGTCAGCAGTATCTGCGGATGCGACATTCAGATCAGCTTCGACTACACCGTTTAATGTGAATGCAGTCGTGGCAAATGAAGCTGTCTGTGCAAGTCCAGTAATACCTATATCATAATCACCAGAAAGTCTTGCTCTTTCTATTGTACCAGTCGTGATGTTAGCAGCATCAGAAAGATTATTGGCCGTAGTAGCGGTTCCTACTAAATCACCAACAAATTGAGCAGCAGTGACTACACCAGCAAATGATGCGGTTCCTGTTGGTAGTATTGTGGCACCAACGCCAGTGAAAGGAATACCAACATGAAGTCCTGCTCTTGCGGTAACAAATCCAACCGAGTCAATATTATTAACATCTTCATAAGTAAGTGTTCCACCAATGGTTACGTTACCAGAGAAGGATGCACCAACACCAATTAGATTTCCAATTACAATGTCTGGAGTTCCATCCAGTGCATATGCAGTTCCAGCATATCCAGAAGTGGATGCAAATGAAACCGTAGCCGCATTTCCACTGATATCTATATCATACTCACCAGAAAGTCTAGCATTATCAATTCTACCATCAAGAATTCCACTCGCATCATTCAGGAAATATGCAGTTGTTGCTGCAGATGCAGTTGTTGCAGAGGCAACATTTAGATCCGCCTCTAGTTTTCCATCTAGAGTGAAAGCTGTTGTGGCAAAAGAGGCAGTTTGAGCTAATCCAGTAATACCAATATCATAATCACCAGAAAGTCTATCCCTGGAAATTGTTCCAGTTGTGATATTTGCAGCATCTGACAGATTTGTAGCTGTTGTTGCGGTTCCAGTGATATCAATATCATAAGTACCACTAACAAGATCAAATGCAGTAGTGGCAAAACCAGCAGTATCTGCAACAGCGACGTTGAGTTCACTCTCAAGTTTTCCATCTAGTGTAAATGCTGTCGTAGCAAAGGAAGAACTTGATGCAAATGATACGACAAGATCTTGCTCAACCTTTCCGTCCAGAGTAAAGGCAGTTGTGGCAAATCCAGAGGTTTGAGCAAATCCTGTGATGCCAATATCATAATCACCACTCAGCCTTGCTCTATCAATTGTTCCTGTGGTGATATTAGCAGCATCGGCAAGATTTGTTGCCGTGGTTGCAGTACCAGTCAGATCTCCGACAAAACCACCCGTAGAAGTTGTGATTCCAGAAATATCGACATCACCATCAATGTCAGCACCATCGGAGACCATTTCTCCCGCGATGTTAACACCAGTGTCTGTTGTCTGGAATTTAAGTGATCCGTTATAATATAAGTATACAGAACCATCATTGGCAAATAATGCCATTGGTTCATTAGTAGTTTTTGTGAGGCGAATATTACTGCCACCACGAATATATAAATCTCCGTTTCCTTGATCGTCGATATAAGAATGTGATCCACTATGGAAAATTCTAAAGTCTGAAGATGCACCAAATACGGCTCTTGCATTATCACCAAATTCGAGTGAGTTGGCACTCTTATCCCACATTACATCATAACTGTTTCCGTTGAATGTAACATCACCGTCAACTGTAAGACCAGATAAAGTTCCAAGTTGGGTTAGAGAAGATAGAGTTACACCTGTACCAAGAGTTGTTCCGTCCAGAACTTGATTTGCATCAATATAATATGCACTATTGGATGTAACAACTCCAACCATGAGGTCTGGTTCACCCTGAAGACCAAATGCTGTAGTGGCAAATGAGGCCGTCTGTGCAAGACCTGTCAGATTACCAACAACATTTCCCGTAAGTGGTCCGAAGAATCCACCAGCCGTTAGAATTCCAGTGATATTGCCATCACCAATAACGTCTAATGGAGTATCTGGTTGAGTTGAACCAATACCAACAAACTTTGTTGTAAAAATACCGACCGTGGAATAATCTACCCATTCCTTAGAGTCGGATTGTGAAAAATCAATATCAACAAAAGTATTATTGGATGTATTGGTGGAAATTGAAACAAAGTCACCACCTCTGAAGTTAATCCCACATAAGAACTTACACCAAGGATTTGGTCATCTTCGGTTACGAAGATTGCACCAAGGCCTGTTGGTGATGGTTGAACCCATTTAATGCCACCAGCATCCTTGGATAGATATAATCCCAGAGTTCCTGGATTATCATCTGAGTCAATAAGTTCTCCTGGTTTGAAGTCACCACGGACTTCCATTGTGTAATTTGGAGTGTAAGTTGTAGTTCCTACACCAACTCTACCAATGACACCAAGAGTTTTTCTATTTTCAGAGTGTTGTTCAACACCAAGTTCTTTCTTTAGCTCTCTTCCGCCAAGGTATCCAATGTCTTTTGCCATTTTTAGATATTTGTAGTTTCTAGAATGCTAGTTACGAACTTTAGATCTGTTGCACTGCTACCAAGAGTTACTAGTTTGTCACCAGTTTCTAGAACCAACTTACCAGTAATTAATTGTGCGGTTTCATTACCAGGAATTGGAAAGTCTTTTAGAAGTTCAGTGTCAGTTCCACCCCTTCTGAACACAAATGTAATAGTCTGTGTGTCAGAACTTAGATTTGTGCATTGTGCCAATAGTACAACACCAACAAACCCTACAGGGGCTTCATATACTTCTGATAGAGAAGTATCAACTACCTGAGTAACTGTTTGAAATTGATTAACGGCAGCAGCTGCAATTGCCATTTTTTAGTCTCCTAGTGCCAGAATGAATGGGGTAATTTGTGAGAATAAACTCTTAGAATAATCTCTTCCAGAAATAGTACCTGTTGTTTGATTGATTACAACTCCATCACCAATTCTAAAGTTTCCTCTTTCATCCGTGCTTGTGTAAATTACTTCACCACCATCACGCTTAATAACTTCATCTTCCTGACGAGAAACACCACCACGGGATGGATAGGCCAAGGTGATTGTGTTTCCTGCACCAATGTATTCAAAGGAGTGAGAGGATGCGATTTGCAAACTCTGTCTTGAGAAAAAGACCGTAGATCCGATACCAATATCATTATTTAGATTCTGTACGAAAGTAACTGTACTGACACCAGCAGAAGGAACCGTGGCAGAATCTACCGTATAATATAATGGAACCATGAGTGCCGTAGCCGCTGCTCCAACACCGCCACCACCAGTAAATGTGATTGATGGTGCATCATCATATTGAAGACCACCACTCAACAAATTAACTGCTGTGACTTTACCGTTTGATACCTCTGCCGTAGCCTGAGCACGAATTGTATTTCCTATACCTGTTGGGAAAGAAATAGTAACAACTGGTGCAGAAGTATAACCAGAACCACCATCGGTGACGTATACATCAG